GACCGGCAGCACACGCACAAGATGGTAACCGCACTGGCCGCGATGGTTGGCAGGGCGGATACAACAAAGTAGAAATTTGAAGGGGAGAGCAGGGATGCGGAAAGGACTTACAGGCTTGGCGATCGCCGGAGCCTTCTCGTTTGCGGCTGTGGCCGCTCAGCAAGAACTGATCAGCGCCGAGGACTTCGGCAATGACTGGCCGTTTACCTTCGAAGAAGGCTACGTCGCCTGCCACGCCGGCAACGCCGTCACGGTGATGGATGCCGAGACCGGCCGCATGTACCCGCTCAATGGGGCTGCCAAAGGCAAGGCCAGTGCCTTGGGGCTGGATGACCTGGAAGCCGTTTGGCTCGATAACCCGGAGATCGCTGGGACGAAGATTAGTGTCAGTGCGGTGATCGAGGAAGGTCTAGGGCTCTGTCGTTAAAAAGAGAGTGGTTTAGGCTGGCAATGTAACGGCAGGGTTTAGTTGCAGTTCAAAATTATAGCGTGCTGGATGAAAAGTACTGAATAACTAGAGAAGCGTTTCGCCAATTACTTTAATAAAGGGGTAAGCACATGCCTGATGGACAAGCCGTAGCGGCAACTATTGATAACGAAATTATCAGCGTGATTGTTCATAGTTTGAACAGGTCTGATGATGGGTTTGTGCTTGACGACCGGAAAGAAGTTCTGGAGGTTGGTAATACGGTTCAGCGCTTAATTGATCAGCTGGCTAGGATTTATGCAGCTAAAACCGGTAAGTCTCACGGCCGTTTCGAGGAGAATACTGATAATTATCCAGTATCTAAGTTCCTCACGTCGTACTGTGTGGATAAAGAGATAGATTTTGTTCAGTCGACCTATCAGATGGCTGACAATCTGATGAAGTCTGCCAAAACAACTGCATCGCCTGGTGGTCATGTGTTTTTTGCACATTTTAAGCGCGCGCTTGATCAATCAGAATACTTGATTGTTGCTATTCTGAATGATGAGCTCGGTGCGGCATTAAGCAAAACAAAGGATGTAGTGGATGCCTTGCACTTAGATATCAAAGGTTTCCGCTTGGCCGGTCGGGTTAATATTACTGCTTGGCAAGCAGGAAGTGATAACTATCTGAGCTTTATTAAGGGGCGCGGGCAAGATAAAGTATCCGAGTTCTTTAAGCTTTTCTTGGGTTGCAATAATTCTGTAGCAGCCATCATAGAAACGCAAAAGCTCCGCACAGCACTTGAAAATTTCGCAGTTGAGCAAGGGCTTGATGAGGTGCAGCGCGAGGAGTTGTTTCAGAATGCTTATTCGGTTTGTAAGCGCTATGCAGATAATGATACTGAGTTTGAGTTGGAGCCGTTTGCAAATGAGGTCTGGCCGGAAGAGCCGGCAACGCTGACAGATTTTTTTGAAAGTTCTGGTCTAGATATCTCTGATGGTTTTGTTCCAGACAAGCGCTCTTTGAAAGGATTTGTAAAGTTTAGTGGTGGAACTAAAAATTGGCGTATAGTCTTTGATAGGGCTGCGCTAAGTGGCGAAATAAATTTTAACCCTGAGACTGAAGAGTTGACTATCAAGAAGCTGCCAGATGATTTGCTGGCAAGACTCAGGAATGAAGTGAGCCAAGATGGCGAAGAGGATTAAATTTGCCGACTTGATCCCCATCTACAGAGGGATCAAAAAAGAGCAAGGTGATTGCTATCGACTTGAAATTGCAAACGAGTTGATTCGTGATTCTCTTATGCTCGCTTTGGATGACTCCAACTGTGATGAGTCCGGTATCACTGTGCGAAATGGGGATTACAGTTCCATTAAGCTTGGGGACGTATTTATTCTGGATATCTCTCCGCCACGTGTTGGGCTTGGTATTTTAGCCAAGAACTTCTCTGACTATCTAAAGGCACCTGGTGCAAAGGTTAAGGAGAGAAAGAATTTTTATCTGCAAGACTGGCAGTATCATTGCCCTTCAGATGGCGATGTACCTCCTGTAGTAAACAGATATCGGCAACTGTTGCGCTTTATCCAGTTGCTTGCTGGAGCGTCGCACTACCTCGATGAGTCAAAAGAAGAGTTGGTTTTTTATAAGGATGGGAGGTTTTTTGTTCCTGTTCACTACGATGAGGAAGTTATAAAAAAACTCAATTTTCAAGCATTTGAAGATTTAGAGCGCTTTGTTTTGGATCCTTACCATAAAGAGCACAAGCTTAAAATGCTTGGTGACAATGTTGGGGGTATGCTCGAAAGTGTGTTAGAACCTCTCCGCTTCGGGTACCTGGTAGAAAATATACCGGAATTGTATAAGCGCATGCAGGTAAGTTATGCGTTGTTTGTAGCAGATCATAGTTATGAAAAAGCATTGTCAGAGGTTAATGCCTTTAAGATTGAAGCTGTGACAAAAATTCATAAAGCGCTATCTGACATACAGGCCCAAATCCTAGGTATCCCCATTGCAACATTCATTGCGCTGAGTCAACTTAAAGTCACCGGTAGCTTAAATGCACAGTTCGCTAGTAATAGTATAATATTTTTAGGAGTGATTGTTTTTTGCGCGCTGCTTGTTGGTTTCTTGGTCAATCAAAGAGGTACGCTTAAGGTTATTGAGACTGAAATTTCACGGCAGCGCACAGTGTTTGAGAGGAAGTACGCTGATGATGAGGCCATATATAAAGATAGTATGAATGCCTTAAGTGATCGTCTTTTTTGGCAGTTTGCTGCGCTTTATGCTATTTTTGTTTTGGCTTTTTTAATGCTTGCTGTTTCATTTGTCTATTATATCGTTCATACAAGACCGATATTCAATTGGCTATTTACTTGACTTAATAGATGACTTTAGGGTTTCAGCGACTGATAACCCATAATCCAACTAGCCAGGACGGCACCACTCACGAAAAGGAGTTCGACCATGCCCATTCTTCGCTACCTCTGCGTTGCCCTCGCTTCTGCCCTGGTGGCCGCTTATGCGGCTATCTGGCTTGTCAGCCCTGCGCCGCTTGAGCGCGTCACCACCACCATTCCCCCGTTGCGTATTGCCCAGGGTGACAACCTGATCATCTGGGGCGGCTGGCGGCCCATTCAAGGCGATGTCTACGGAAGCACCAACGGTGTGGAGATCATCTGTAACCGTGAGCGGAAAACCTGCATGGAGGCCTATGCGTCCCTGCAGTACCACACCGAAGGGCAGGATCTCGAAGCGCAGGCGTTTGACTATGAGGTTACCCAATGGGATGAGCAGCACCTGGTGGCCATCGACAATGACGGCATGGGTGATTGCTTGCACCGCATTCTGAACGTGGACCTAGTGGGCGAGGGCGCCACGCTGGAGTGGCGCCCCGGTGAGGGTGATTGCGAGGGAGATACCGGCAAGGCGGTATTGATCGGCGACCCGCTGTAACTCAATAGATGGAAGTCATGTATGAATTACGTTGTTGGCTTGATTGGGGATTACAAAAAAGAAAGCCTGTTGCTGCTTATTCTTCTTGTTGGTTTGATGCTTTACGGCATTGGGCACGCGGGTTTCTGGTTCGGAATAGTGTCGAATTTTGTGATGTACTTTCTGCTAGGTCTATATGTCTTCTCCACCATTCGGCCTAAAGAGTGGGAAGCAAGTATTGTTTTCATCCTCTACTTGATCGCAGCTATCTGGATGATTGTATGTTTCTCTGCTGTCTCTATAGCTAATCAGAACCTATTTCATGGTGGCCCGGACAGCCCACGCCTTAGCGGGCTATGGGATCACTATTTCTTCTCGGCCTCCATGTTCACGTCGCTGGGGTTCAGTGACTTCAAACCGATCAGCTTTGAGGCCCGGTTTTTTGCTGTGGCGCAGAGCCTGCTGGGCAACGCGCACGGCGTGTCGTTCATCCTGGTGATGCTAGGTCGCAAACGCTGGATTGGACAGTCTGAGCATGCTGTTGAGCCTGTACCCGGCACCCCTAAGGCGCTTGAGGCGAAGCTCCGCCAGGTGACGGCCACCCTCAGGCTGGTGGTCGGTCTGTTGGTGCTGAATTTCGTAGTGCTACTGGTTTTCGCACTCCGCTAGTGGGCTTGCATATTTCAGCTTGGCGGTAAGGTCTGCGGACAACTGCCAATGACGGAGTATGCAGATGAGTTGCGATGTTCGAGAGGCTGCGGCCGGTCAACCCGAGGATCAGGGGGTGCAGCCCTTGCAGGAGTGGGTAACGCCAGAGGAACGGCTATTGCTGCGGTTCTACCGCCAGCTCGACCAGGGCGAACAGGCGTTTATGCGCCGCGCGATCGAGGCCATGGCGGCGCGAGATTCGCCCAAGTGAAAGAAGAAGCCCCGCTAGTGCGGGGCTTGCTGTGTGGTTTCTTGAGGCTGATCTGGCTTCTCCGGCTCTGGCTCCTCTGGCTCCTGCTCATGCACCTCCTCGTCCTGGTCTCCGGGCTTATCACCAGGAGCTTTGACATCCAACATGAATGATGTGGACAGCCCACCGTTACCATTGTCTGTGATCTTGATGACGACAGGCTTTTCAGTCGCGCTCTTAGCCTCTAGCCTGATTGCGAAGTTCCCTCCTTCGCTGATCAACATAGCGCTGACGGCCTGTTTGTCAGCTTCGGAGCCTGTCGGATATACGCCACTTGTAAGAAGGCTAGATGCGTTGGTGATTGCATGGGTACTGGTTGTGCCGGGTTCCATGGTAACGGAGCCTTGATTTTCGATACCTAAAATACGAATTACGGGCACGCCCTGAAGGTTGCAACTGTCAGGGTTGCTTTTGCTGATTCTGTTGTCGGCAAATTCAATGCGCTTAACCCATCGCTCTAGTTTCGGAAATATTGCTGCAACCTGAGACTGCTGTCTTACATTGAGCAGCTTTTGCCCGGTTGAACCATTCTCACCTATATCGGGAATGCTGTTGTAAATTGCAGACGCTATTTTTGCGTTACTTTCCGCTGGTGTAGGCTGGGCATTTGATAAGAGAATATTCAGATCGGCTGCAACGCCGAGTACACGATCTCGGTAGCTATTTGCATGGAAAACCGCAATCTCAAAGGCCGTTTCGTAGCGCTCTTCATAAACAGGCCAGGCATCGGCTCTCGTAGCTTTATAGTGTTCTGCCAGTTGCTCGCCGATTTCAGGAGTGATGTCGGCATAGAATCCGTCAAGGCAGTTCAGAGCTTTAACGCCTCGTTGAAATAATTGCTCTCTCGTCGGTGTATACATAGCGCTGTGAGCACCGTACAACGTTCCTGCACCTGTGGCTAACGCTGCAATTTGACTCTTGCCCCCATCAGTTATTCCTTTGTAAGCCCCCAAGCCAAGAAGCCCGGCTATTGCAATGGTGGTTGAGTTTGAAGTTCTTGATAGGCTGGCTGCTGAGGATTGGAAGTGCTCTTTAAGTTTGTTTGATAACTTAAGTGTGGAGGAGTTGCACTTGAAGTTTACCGTTCTTGTAGTGGTGATGGTCTTTGTTGTGATTGTTTTCTTGCCTCCATCGGAAGCCTCTGATGGACCTATTGTCTGACTGTCCTGTGTGGTGAAGCCAGGTGTACATTCAGAAACGCTACTTTCGATTTTTGCTGAGGGTACATAAGGCGAAAAGAGGGTGCAGCCGCCAGTTGGTAGAACGATCAGGGCTATTACACAGCGCTTCAGTTTCATCATTCGTTCCCTTGAATCATGAGGTGCGATGACAGGCTAGCCTATTGCCGGCGATTTGCCAGTACCTGCATGCACACTGATGGCCAAAGGCTCTAGCGTGATGCCACGCATTGAAAGCTGAGCCCAATATGACGTTTGTTATAAAACCCACAAGAATGGTGAGATAGCGCCAAACGCTGCTACTGTGGTGCTTCTTCAGTGATTTTTTCGGCATGGTCTTTGCCATAGCGTCTGATAATCTCTGCTGGTTTTATCCAGGTTGCGGGGCAGTCGATAGTCTCGAATTCATAGCTGTACTTTGCGTCAGGCAGCGCGACTACAGCTTTACCTGATTCCAGGTAGGCAACCTTGGCTCCTTCAATGCCCTCGATGCCGCATTTCTCTGCTTTGACATGGAAACTCGCATCTACCAGCTCTTCGCGAATGCTACGTTCGGCCCAATCGGTACCTAATAGATGACTGACGACCGTAAGAGGGGAAATTGCGAGAATCGCAAAACTGAACGCAACCGCGTAATAAGGTGCTAGCTCTCTGAAAACTTTTCTTTTGACGGGAATGCGTAAGACTGACCTATTTGCTTCAATTGAAGGCGAGCCAAAAAGGGCGACTAGGTATATTGCAATTGAGCCGATCGCTAAAGTCACTAGCCAAGCTACGGGCACCATGATTAGTGTGAGCCATGCCATGCCGGTTGGTAGTTCACTTGCTCTTATTCCTATAAGTCCACTGATTATTCCGTCTGCATAGCTTGTGGCTTTGGAGAAATTAACGGTGGCGGATATGGCAATTATGATATTTGGTCGCCCGGAATATTTCTTGTATGCGTCGTGAACTGTTTTTGAGGTGAGTGCATATATGGCAGATAATACCATTGCCAGAATGGTGATTGTGCTGCCTATGGTCCCGAATGTCTCGTTTTTTGGGTTGACGTAAATGATATGGCAGGCGACTGGCAGCGCTAGAATTAGCAGGATGGTAAGGAGTATTAAGAATCTCTCCTCATAGGAGGCGTGTTTGAAACGAGTGAAATTGTAAGACAGCACGCCTTTGTGGTGTTTGTTGTTGATTTTGTTTCTAACGAGAATGCCCCAAACCACTGGCACATAGAGATAGAGAAGAATCACATAAAACGCTGCTTCCATGGCAACCCTAATTCCTGTTATGCGGTGAGCCGTGAATCCTGATGCCTTTGCGGCGCCAGGTAAAGACTCAACGAGTCATTGCACCAACTTAGCTGCCTCCCGCTTCACTGCCCGCTCTGCACTTGCTTTGCTCGCGTACAGATGCGTCAGCCGCTTAGGCTTGGTCTGGTCGCCTGCAGTGATCTTCTTCTGCTGCCCCGTCTTCTCGTCGCGGTACCAGGCCAGCACGCCCATATAGCTGGCATTCTCGTCGACCAGACCGGCGATATCGTCGCCGTCCGGTAATTGCGATTCCAGATCCAGGGACGTGGTGAAGGCGTCGGGGGTGAAGCTGTGGCGGATGTTGCCGCCTAGCCAGACGATGGAGGCGATTTCCGCTTTGATGCCGGTGAGGCTGTAGGTCTGGTCGGGGATCAGCTCGGGGCGGCCCTTGGCCAGGGTGTAGCTGAGCGTGGCGGTACCGCGTTGCAGGCGGTTCCATTCGGCGCGGGCGGCTTGTAGGGCGCTGGCCTGGTCGGTGTAGCTGTGCCGCAGTTCCTTGAGGTTGTCGCCGGCGCCGGCGATGGCTTCTTTCTTGTCCGCGCTGTTTACGTCGTAGTAGTAGGCCTTTACGCCGGTGTAGGCGTCGCGGTCGGCCTGCAGAAAGCGGTGTTGGTCGCCGTCTGCCCTGGTGAGAGTGACGTGGGGCAGGGCCAGGCCGCTGGCGGTGGTGGCCTTGCCGGTGGGCAGGAAGAGCAGCCGGCCGGCCTTCACGGTGGCGATGGCGTCATGCTCTCGGCCGAGGCGGCTGAGCAGGTTGGCGTCTGACTCGTTGGCCTGGTCGACCTGCAGCAGCTCGATGCCGGCGAGCACGGCGCTGACCACCGGCGCCAGGCCGTGCGCGGCGGCAATGGCGCCGATGATGGTGCCGAGGGTGGCGGTGCTCCAGCTGCGCTCCTTCTTGACCTTGAGGCCGCCGCGCAGGTCGGCACTGCGGGCGCGAATGCTGAGGGTGTCCGGGGCGCCGCTGTGCTCGGTTTCGTCGACGGTGTAGGTGCCCTTGTCGACCAGGCCGGTATCACTCCAGCCGAGCCACAGGCGCAGGGTGGCGCCGCGTGGCGGGATGGCGAGCAGGCCGTCGTGGTCGCTGAGGGTGATGTCGAGCTGGTCGGCCTCCAGGCCGCGATTGTCGGTCAGCTCGATGCTGATCAGGCGCGGTTCCTGGCCGGCGAGGATGATGCCGGTGATATCGGTGCCGTTGACCACCAGGCGGCAGATGGGGCGCGGGTAGCTGGTGAGGTCGCGGTAGCCGCTGGCGGCGTGCTCGAGCATTTGCCCCGCCTGGGCCAGCACACTCACAGCAGGCCACCCAGTACGCCACGCACGGCGCCGCCGAGGATGCCGGTGAGGCTGCCGAGCATGTCGGTGCGGCCGTCGTCGATGCGTTTCAGGTTGATGGTGAACTCGTAGCGGCGGGCGGTACCGTCTTCGAAGAAGATCTGCTGTGTCTCGCTGATGCTGGTGATGACCCAGGCGCCGTAGATTTTCCCGGTACCGCTGACCAGGGGCCAGGCCTTGCCGGTATCGGCCATCAGCCGCAGGGTGTCGAGGCTGAGCGGTGAGCCGACCAGGCCCGGCAGCAGGGTACCGGGCAGGGTGATGGTGTCTTCACCGCGGCCCAGGAATTGGCTGGCGGGGTTGGTACCGATGCGGCTGGTGGAGCCGTGGCGCCATTCGGTGGTGCGCTGCAGCTCCTGGTAGGCAATGGTTGGCAGGCCGAAGGTGAACATGCCGAGGGCCATCATCATGGCGGTTACTCCTGGTCTGACAGTGCGCTGCGGCTGCGGGCTTGTTGGGCGCGCTGGAGCTTGGCCACTTCGATGGCCACCAGGCGTGCGAGCTGCTGCTCATCCATGCCCGGCGCAGGATGCACGTTGATGTGGATGGGCGCCGCTTGTTGCACCTGGGTGGCCCTGGGCGCGCTCTGGCTGCCCAGGGGTGGGCGGTTATCCATGGCGATGGCGCTGCCGGCCGCGCCGAAGGTGATGGCGCCGGCGGCGGCCAGTTGTTTGCCCAGGCCGAGCACGGCGCCGAGGGGGCCGTCCTGGCCTTTGATCAAACCGCGCTCAAGCCCTTGCATGGTGAAGCCGCCCAGCTCGGCGAACACGCGCGAGGGCGAGTGAATGCCGAGTTTTTCCTTGAAGCTGTCGATCACGCCTGTGGCGGTGCCTACGACGCTGTCTTTCACGGCGCCGGCGGCGTTTTTGATGCCGGTGATGAGCCCGCTCATGATCATGCCGCCAAACTCTGTGAACTTGGCCGGCAGCTCGATACCGAAGTAGCCCATGACGCCCGCGAATGCGCGGTGGAACAGGCCCAGCGGCGAGAAGTTGAGGATGGTCTTGGCAATATCGCCAATGCCACCCGAGAAGCCCGCTCTCAGCTCAGCCCAAAGGCCGAGCATGTAGGCTTTTACGGCGTCCCAGTTCTTGTAGATGAGCACGGCGCCAACCACCAGGGCGGTGATGAGCAGGCCGATAGGGTTGGCCATGGCCAGGCGGCCGATCCACAGCAGCACGCTGCCGACTGCTTTGAGTGCGCTGACGGCGCCGAGGCTCTTGATGCCGAGCAGCATCATGCCGTAGCGCACCATGGCGAAGGGGCCGAGGATCGAGGCGAGCATCAGGGTCAGGCCGCCCATGGTGGCCATGATCAGCCCCAGGCCGCCGGCCATCTTGACCAGCTGGCTGGCCAACGCGGGATTCTCCTTCACCCAGGTTTTGACGACGCCGATGACGCGGGTGATGCCCTGGGTAATGCTGCGCAGCGGGCTGTCCTGTTGAGTTTGCAGCTGTATGCCGAGGTCTTCCCAGGCGCTGTTGAGTGCGTCCAGGTCGCCACGAAGGTTGTCGCCAATGACCTTGGCCGTTTGCTCGGCTTCGCCGCGTGCTTCGCGCAGGGTGCCGATGAATTTCTGTAGTTCGCCGTTGCCAGCCTGTTGCACCAGGACTTGCAGGCCACTGAAGGCTTCCTCGCCGGCGATGCCCTTGAGAAAACCGGAGCGCTCGGCGTCGCCCATGGTCTTGGTTTTTTCGTAGATCTCCTGCAGCACGGTGGGCATGTCGCGCATGTTGCCCTGGGCGTCCTTGGCGCTGATGCCGAGCGCGTTGAGGGCATCTGCGGCCATCTTCGGTGGCGCGGCCAGGCGGCTGATGATCGCGCGCAGGGCGGTACCGCCCATGCTGCCCTGGATGCCCGCGTCGCCAAGCTTGCCGGCCATGGCGGCCATGGTCTCGATGTCTTGCCCGACGCCGGCGGCCACCGGCGCCACGTACTTCATAGTTTCGCCGAGCATCTGCAGGTTGGTGTTGGATCGGGTGAAGGCGCCGACCAGCACGTCACCGACGCGCCCCATGTCGCTGGCTTGCAGGTTGAAGCCGGTGAGGATGTTGGAGGCAATGTCGGCGGTTTCGGCTAGCTCGCTGTCGCCCGCTTTGGCGAGCGAGAGCATGCCAGGCATCGCTGCGCGGATGGCCTGCGGGTTGAACCCCGCCATCGCTAGGAAGCCCTGGGCGTCGGCGGACTGACCGGCGGTGAACTGAGTGCTTGCCCCCAGTTGGCGGGCCTGTTCGCGCAGGGCTTCCAGCTCGGGGCTGTTCTTGTCCAGCCGGGTGAGCGATTGCACCTTGGACATGCTGGCGTCGAAGTCGAGCCCCGGCGCGAGCAGGCGCGCCCCGGCGTAGAGAATGCCGCTACCGGAGGCCAGGCCAGCGGCACCAGAGCCGGCCATGCTGCCGGCCACTCGCTGGGTTCTGTCGTACTGGGCGCGTGCCTGGGCCAGACGCTTGGTCTGTTGGCTGAGCGCCTGCATGCGCTTGGTCTGGTCGGCGATGCTCTTGTTGGTGTGCTCGATGCGGCTGCGGAGCTCGCGCTCATGCGTGCTCAGGTCGCGGGTGCTGATGCCGGCGGCGCTGAGCTTGCCGCGCAGGCCTTGGAGCTGGGTTTGTTGCTCCTGGTGCTCGCGCTTGAGTTTGGTTGCCTCGCGGATGGCGCCCTGCAGGTCGCGTTGCATCTGTCGCGTGGGCACGCCGTTGGCGGCCATCTGGCGGCCGAGTTCCTTGACGCGGTCGCGGGCTTGCTGGAGCGATTGCTCGGTTTGGCCGGCGGCGGTGCGCATGGTTCGCCAGCTGCTGATGTCGCGCTGCTGGGCCTGCATGGCCTTGAGCTGGTCGCGGGAGTCTTTCAGGGCGCGGCCGAGGCCCACGCTGCCCTGGGTGATGGCGCGAATGGGGCGGGTGGCACGGTCAATCGCCTGGAGGATGACCTCCATTTTCAAATCATTGGCCATGCTGCCGCTCCCAACGCTTCCTGGCTTCTTCTCGCCAGTCGATCAGTTCTGCCAGGCCGAGCGGGTCCATATCCGCCGGCCCCCAATGGAAAACCATGGCGATGTCCGCCATGGCGTCGTCTACGCGTCGAGGACAGCTTCCCTCGCCGACTTCTTCAGCAAAAAAGCCGCCACCTTGCCCGCGCAGTCGACCAGGTCGGCTGGGTCCATGTTGCCGATCTCGTGATCGGTCAGGCTGGGGGTGGTGATGCGCGGCAGGACCTTGCGCAGGGCGAGCACGTCCATTTGCAGCAGGTCGACCAGGGCGACGCCGCGCAGCTCGCCGCTTTTCGGCTTACGCAGGACGATTTCTTTGATTTCCTGGGTGCCGCGCACGATGGGGGTATCGAGGGTGACGGTGGCCTCGTTGGGGTTCTTGGCTGGGGCGGCAATCTCGCCTTTCGGCTGCTGCTTGGTTGTGTCGTTGTCCATGGGTGGGCTCCTTCAGGTGTAAGGGCCGGCGCACGCTGCGGGGGCAGCGCTGCCGGCATCGGGGTGGGTTATGCGGGTTACAGGCCGATGTTGCGGCGGTGCTGTTCGAGCAGGTCGGTGCCGTCGACGATGAAGACGAAGTTGAGCAGGTCGATTTCGATGAGCACTTCGCCGTCTACGGTGAGCTTGTAGTAGGTGCAGGTGGTGGTGATTTCGTGCTCGGTGTCTTCGCCGGGGGTGGCGTCGCCGAAGTTGATTTCTTCATGCCGACCGCGCACGACGACTTCCACGGCGCTGACCTCACCGGTGTCGTCGCGTTGAACGGAGCCCATGAAGCGGAGCGGGACGCCATCCGCGCGCACGGCGCCGTATTGGCGCAGGGTGATCAGCGACCAGCCACCGAGGGTGTAGCTGAGCTGAATACCGTCGTCACCGAGGCCGAGGTCAGCCTTGACCGGGCCGTCCATGCCGGCGGCGCGGAAGGCCTCCAGCTTGCGGGTGAGGTTGGGCAGGGTGACGGTCTTGGCCTCGCCTTGGTGGCTGTTACCGTCGTTGAAGATGTTCATGTGCTTGAGCTTTTTGGGCAGCGCCATGGTGTTGCTCTCCTACGGCGCGGCCGGGCCGCGCGGGTGAATGGGTCAGGCCGCGTTGACGCTTTCGGCGAAGGTCATGAGGTAGCGGTCGGTGATGCGCTGGCGGAGGGTGAGGTCTTCAAGCGGCGGCACGGGGGTGTAGTCGTAGTCGATGAAGCACTTGCCGGCCTTGAGGGTGTCTTTGTCGTTGGCGTCCGGGTCGAACCAGCACTGGCCGTCGATGATGTAGCCGCCGGTTTTCAGCTCGCGGAACTTGGCGTTGATGCCTTCGATGATGTCTTTCACCAGGCTGCCATGCATGGGCTTGTCGATTGCCCAGAAGTGGGCCTCGGCCATGGTGTCTGCCAGCACCTGGGCGGTGCGGGTGTAGTTCTCGAAGGCGAACAGCGGGTCGCTGCTGGTGGTGCGGTTGCCCCAGAAGCGGAAGCCGTCGCGGCGAATCAGGGTGGTGACTTCGTTGGCGTTGAGCAGGCCGGCATCGGTGGCGGGGTTTTGCAGATCCCAGTACACGTCACGCGACAGCCCGGTGACGCCGTTGACGGCCACGTTGGACAGGGTTTTGTGCCAGCCGACTTGCTGATCGATCTTGGCGCGCAGACCGAGCGCGCGGGCGACGGCTGCGGCCGGCGCGCTGGTGCTGCTGGCGGTGTCCCAGTTGATGAAGTCGGGCCAGATGAGCATGAGCTCGCGCGAGCCGAAGCCCTCACGGTAGGCGATGGCCTCGGATACGTTGTCGGCGCCCCAGGCGCTGGCGTAGGAGAACGCGCGCATTTGCTCGGCGATGGCGGCCAGCTCGGTGGTGACTGGCAGGTTGTCGAGCCCCGGCACGCCGAGGATGCGCGGGCGCACGCCGAGCTGTGCTTCTGCTGCCATGAGGGCCTTGAGGCCGGTGTATTGGCCGCCCGTGGTGACGCCACCGATGATCTTGGTGGTTTGGTCGGCTTGTTTGGCGGCGTCGTCGGCGCCTTCGCCATCGGCTACGCGAACCACGACGGTGACGGGCTTGGTCTGGTCGGCGATGGCATCCAGGCTGCGCGCCAGGGTGCCGAGTTCGCCGGCATTGCCGGAGGCCTTCAGGACGTTGGTGAGCAGTACGGGTTTGTTGAGCGGGAAGACCTCGGGGTCGGCATCGCTGGCAGTGCAGACCATGCCCACCACGGCGGTGGAGATCGTGCGGATGGGGCGCGTGCCTTCGTTGAGTTCGAGGACGCGCACGCCATGGTGATATTCGGTGGACATGGGCTAGCTCCTGGTGGCGTGGTGCCGTTGCAGTGAGCCTTGAGGGTGACGCGCGCGCGCAAGCGGCGCGAGCGGCGGGGGCTGTAACGGGGCGCGGTACAGGGCACGCACAAAAAAGCCCCGCACTGGGCGGGGCTTAACTAAAGAGTTCTACTGGCTCAAATGGCTTAGCAGCCACGTTCCCAGAGGGGTGATACTGAAGGCTCTAGGTGTCTCGGAAGGTGCACTTCGAGTGCTTCCAAATGTGCTCCCAGAAATATCAAATGAATCATTGAGTAGGCCATGGGCGACTAGGTCTGAGGCGCAAGATGCCATAAGCATGGTGTCCATAACTGGCATTAGGGTGCCGATATCCACGCTCTGCGGGTAGCCCTTTGTACCAATGCGGAAAGTTTTCAATCCGGACTCTGCGGTCTCCGAATCTTTGAGTTCCTGCGCTGCTCGGAGAATAAGGATGTGAGCATCCTCAAAGTGCCGGATAAGTCGAAGTGTCTGGGCCACTTCATCCCATTTAGAGGCTTGTTCATTCCAGGTACCAGCAAGAACGGTGGCGAAGCGCTTCAATTTTTCTTCACTGGGTGTTTGAAGAATGTCTTGGACCACTTGGTTCAGAGCAGGGAAAAAGTTTTCTGAACGTGGCTCCGCAAGCTTCTTGTCGATTCTGCTTTCAACCTCATAAAGCAGGGTCTCCATTCGCTTGAACGTAAAGTCGGCCGCACGTTTCGACATCAAGCGATCAACAACACCCAGTCCCATTGCATTAAGAGCGCAAACCACGAATGGCATGAGTACGTTGGTTTCATGGAGGTTACAGAAACGTTCGAACCTTGTGGGCTCTTTGGGGCGCTTGCGCGGAACAACCTGATTCATGGCTCGTAACTCTTTAAGAATCCAAGGAATAAGGCTATCCAACCCAGCGCGTTGCGTCATGCGTTATTGCCGATACCGGCGACGGCGGCCTCGATGGCGGCGATGGTCTGGTTTGCGACGTGCTCGGCTTGTTCGACCTGGTTGGCGGCCATCAGCGCGCGGATTTGCTCCTTGGCGGCCAGGCGTGCGGTGCGCAGCCGCTCCAGGGCGTTGGTGTAGGCGGCCGCTTCGTTGAGGATGCTGTCGGCCGCTTGCTGCGCCGTGCGGCCGTTGATTGCCCAGGCGGCGACCATGGCAGGCACTTCGCCCTCGTAGCCGGCGGCGGCGAATTGCTCAGCGGCCAGGCGGGCGCGGTCGTACTCGACTGCACGCAGCGGGTCGCCGGCTACGGCAGAGCGGGCGCGGTCGGCGGCGGTGTCGATACGGTTGCAGAGGTCTTCGACCGTTGGCACGTAGGCTGCGGGGGCGGTGATGGCTGGGGCG